CCCCCGAGGCACCTCCAGAGGCACCCCCCGAGCCCCTCCCCACCGAGGAGACACCGCCCCCGGCAGCACCGGCACCCGTCCAGGCGGCCAAGAAAGACAACTATCCGATTCCTGATAAGAAGGGCAGTAACGTCCCTAACCCTGAGAGAGGAAAGACTATGGCAAATGATTCCAAGACCTCGCTGAAGACGGCGCTAACCGACATGAAGGCCAGCAGGGAGGCAGTGACAAGGGAGGCCAAGACCCGTGTCGCAGCCGCCTGGACCATTGCCAAGACCATGCTGCCCACGGCACCCCCGGAGGCGCAGAAGGCCTTTGCGCAGACGCTCCTGGCGAACAGCACCAAGGCGCTGGTCGCGGCCCTGAAGCAGACGGCGGTCAACGCGCACTACTCCAAGGTCGCCGATGAGTTCAAGAAGGTCCACAAGGTCGAGATAAACGACCTGCTTGAGGACCCCTCCATCCTGACCAAGGAGAAGGGCGCTGTCAAGTCCGAGGTCAAGGGCGACCCGAAGAACGCCACCGGGAAGCAGGCGGACGACCGCAAGGACGCCGGGCCGCAGCCCGCTACCTATAGTGACGGCCGCGGATGCGGCGGCGGAACCCACTCCGAGCCGAAGGAAGTAGACTCTGGCAAGGCAGCGGAGCGCCCAGGGGCAGGAGAGCGCCCCGGCGACACCGTGAACCTGTCCGAGGGCAAGTCCGCTGGCAAGGAGTCCGACAAGGCAGCAGAGAAGGTGGAGAAGGCCAAGGCAAAGGCAGAGGTCAAGGACGCCAAGAAGGACGCCTCTGCCAAGACGGCCCAGCCCGTACCGCCCCCGCCTCCCGCAGCGGCACCGCCAGTGCCGCCAGCACCGCCCGCAGAGGGCGGGGCCCCCGCACCGCCGGAGGAGCCGCTCGCCGCCGAGCCGCCCGCCGAGGGTGCGCCGGCCGAGCCCCCGTCCGACCTCCCGCCCGTAGAGGGCGAGGGTGCCCTGCCGCCCCCAGGCGACATGCCGCCCGCAGAGGGCGGGGCCGCCGAGATGGTGACCGAGGAAAAGATTCGGGACATCTCGGAGAAGGTCCAGGAGGTAGCCCAGGAGATACAGGAGCTTCAGCAGGAAATCTCCGGGGAGGAGAAGGCAGGCGAGGAGGTCCCCGAGGGCGTCCTGGAGACAGAGGGCCAGGAGCTTGAGGAGACCGGCAAGGACCTCGAAGGAGAGGGCGCTGCCCTGGAAGGGGAGGGGGAGAGCCTGGAAGGAGAGGGCGAGGAGGGAGAGGGCGAGGCCCTCAACCTCGACAGCATCTTCAACGAGGACTCCATGGAGGAGAAGACCTCCGCTCTCGCCAACGAGGGGGACGGCTCCGGGGCAGAGTTCTTTGCACCGTCAGCCGCAGTGGAGATGGAGGCTGCCATCGACGAGAACGACATGGGCAGCATCCAGGACATGTTCTCCGTCGTAGGCTCCGATGCCGACCCGCTAGCGGCCCTGTTCGATGTCAAGACGGCCGCCCAGGTAGCAGGCATGGACGTGGTCCCCAGCTTCACCGGGGAGGCGGCCAAGAAGTTCCAGAGCGACACGGCCGGCAGCGATGGCAGGGACTATGATGACGACCACAGCGCCACGCTGTGGGCAGAGGTCATCAAGACCTCCGACCTGCCGGAGTTCAAGGACAGCGGCCCCGGCAAGGGCCCCGTCAGGGTCCCGCAGGACTCCAAGCCCAAGCTGGAGAGCCCCAAGGACGGCGACACGCCTGCCTCCCAGGGCAAGGCGGCCGCCAAGCCCGCCGCTGTGAAGAAGGCCCCGGCCACCCTGAAGAAGATTAAGCCGGTCATCGCCTCCGACAAGGACGCTGCCCTGCGCACCGTTGACATCGCAGACGCCCTGTTCGGGGACTCCGGCATGGGAGAGGGCCGGTAAACCTACAACACCATACGCCCCCTGGGCCAGCCGGGGGGCGTACCCTTATCAGGACACCCCCTTCATGCAAGATTGGCCACCCGCCAATAACCCGCAAGAGAGACCCCATAGAATCCCAGCAAGTCGGGCCTATACGGCTACGGCTGGAACCCCGCCAACCAAGCGCCCGGAACCGACTTCCGGGCGTCCCTTCTAGCCCGGAATTCTGCCGGTTCCGCAACTACGGCCCCCCTTATATGTAGGCGTGTGTGGCATGCTATAGCCCCGAATGTCCCTCCCTGGACGACGGGCTGGCGGGCCGCATAATCCAAACCGCCTGCGACGGAGTAGAAGAAAATGGGTCTAAAGCTCCTCTACTACGGACAGAACGACAGCGTGAACTGCACGCCTGACGTGCTCCTGACCGGAGACCCTGGCACTGACCAGCAGACGCTAATCAGCGCCGGGTACCTGGGCGGGCGCATCATGGCGCTGGCCTCCCCTGGCAACAACATCACCAACCAGGCGGTCATAGTTCCCTGTGACGTAGATGCTAGCGCCCCTGGCACTGAGACTGCCAAGGCGGGCATCGTCGGTCCTGGCCCGTACAACCCGAACGACAACTACTACACCTCGTCTGCGACCACCACTGTGGCAGCGGGCAACATCCCCTTCGGGGCGCTGCTCAACGGTCCTGGCGAGTTCTCCGGTGCAATCGGCCCCGCAGGGTCCAAGAAGGCCCCGCTGGTCCGTGCGCTCTGGCAGGGCAACCTCAACCAGGAGTCGTATGACACGGCTACCCTGGCCATGAACGCCTACAAGGTAGGACAGTACGTCTACTGCGGAGGCAACAGCAAGGGCAACGTCGGGCTGTACACTTCTTCCGGCAATGCCTCGACGGCGGGCCTCAAGATACCCGTGGGAATCTGCACTCACGTGCCGACCACCCAGGAGCCTTGGCTCGGCGTAGCCAGCCTGCTATAAGGCGAGAGGAGAAAAACTAAATGGCAAACCTTTCCCGCACCCAGCAGCAGACGGCAATGCTAGGCCAACTGCTGAAGACGGCCGGCGGACGGCAGAAGCTCGCCGCCAGCCTCGGACCGTCCCTGCGCAGGCGTCGTGACTACATGAGCATCGCCCGCAAGGCGCTCATGGTCGAGACCCTGCCGGACGGCGCTCTTCCCATCTACGACAAGGAGTTCGACATCGCGGCCCAGACCGTTTCCGGCCCTGCCGGTGGGTCCTTTGTCGAGGCCTTCGTGGTCGGCGAAGAGGGCGGAGACATCGTTCGGGTCACCAAGCCGAAGCGTGTCACCGTCCCGACGTTCGAGATTGTCTCTAACCCCATGATTCCAATCACCCAGATTAAGGAGCGCAGGTTCGACCTGGTCGCTCGTTCCCTTAACCTGGCGAAGGCAGAGGTCGGGGCAGCCGAGGACGGCTACGTCTTCGGGCTGTTCGATGCCGTTGCCGCCGCAGCCAACGTACAGGTCGCAGCGGACAACGCCACCAAGGCCGGCAGCGGCCCGTTCGACCCTGTCTACAATGGGGACATCGCAATCAGCCCGCCCGTTGACATCAACTCGATGGCCGACGGCTTCGGGCAGGTGCAGCGGCACGACCTCTCCGTGGCCTTCTGTTTCTTCAACCCGAGGGACTACACGGACCTGCTGAAGTGGACCCAGCAGAACATCGACCGCGAGACGCAGCGCAAGCTGCTGAAGACCGGCGTCATGGGCTACCTGTGGGGGGCAACGCTCCTCCAGTCCCGTAAGGTCGGCTTCGGCTGCGTGTACCTCCTGGCGGACGCCGAGTTCCTGGGCGTCATCCCGGAGCGTATCCCGCTGACCGTCATGTCCGCCGACAGGCCGGACCTCAGGCAGATTGGGTTCAGCATCTTCGAGAACCTGGGCTTCCTGGTGTTCAACCCCTCCGGCGTGCAGCGCCTCACCATAACCGGCCGCTTCCAGATGTGGAACGGCCAGAACCAGGGCGAGAACTAAGGCCCTCCAGTAGCATTCCTCCAGCCGGGGACCCCTGCGGGTCCCCGCTCTTTTTTTGCCCCTTCCCTCCCGTATCCGGTATTATAAACAAGCATGCCCGTGCTACGGGGATGCTATTTTAGGAGGCAGCCTCCGGGACCAGGGATGACGAACTATGTAGCCAGCACGACTATAAACTTCGAGGGGTCAAGGTTCTACGTCCGCCCAGGGGACATCCTGTCCTATAACCCCCAGCACGGCGGGGGCTCCCTGGCCATATTCCGCAACGGGCAGCTTGTCAAGGTGCTGAGGACGGACTCCCTGGCCATCGAGGCGTTCCTGAAGAGCAGGTTCATATCCGAGGTCAAGGCCCCTCCCAAGCCCCCGCCCGCCCCTGCGGGGACAATCACCCTGGACACCCTCATCGACGGGTATGCCAGGACGCTCAGGCCCGGGCCGCCCGCCCCCGACCTATACGGGCTGCTCAGCCCTCCCCAGGCAGCAGGGCCGCTGTCCGACTCCGACCTGCTGGCCGATGCCAAGGTCCTGCTTCCCGAGGCAGCAGCAGACTCGTTCCCCTCCGACCTGGGCGTGGCTATCGTAGACGGCCAGCCTGTAGTAGGCCCTCCGGGCGAGGCACCTCCCAAGGGCAAGAGGAGGAGGAAGCCCGTCCCTGTGGCCGAGATTGACTACGCCGTGCATCCCCCTCCCCTGCCGCCCTCCCAGGTACCCGGCCCCGAGGACGCCCCGCCAGAACCCTGGCATAACAGAATATCCGAACCATAGACGAGGGGTCTATGGCCTTTGCAAGCCTATCCAGCCTGGACACAGCGCTCTGGGTGCAGGTTCCTATAGTCGTCCTCCGCCCTCCGTACACCAAGGTGGCGATAAGCCTCCCGGAGCTGGTGAGGCAGACCAATGCCTTCAGCGTGAAGCGGAGGGCGGGGTGCAATGCTACCCTGAAGCGCAGCCGCCCCAAGGAGCTTTACCTGGAGTACAACGTGGTGTGCCACGAGAGCTACTCCGACCCCCGTGGGCACGACGTGCAGGTCCAGTTCGACCTCTCCCAGGTCGAGGAGACCCAGGACGCCAAGAGGCTGGACGTGAGGGTAAGCTGTAGCTGCCCCGCGTTCCTGTACTGGGGCGCACAGTGGAACCTCCACCAGCGCGACGGCCTCCACGGCCAGGCACGGCCCCTCCTCCAGGCACCCACCCAGAGGCTAGACCTCCGGGGCAACTTCGTAATCTGCAAGCACGTCAAGGCGGTGTTCGAGCGCATCCTGCCGTCCGTCCAGTACAATATCACCAAGGTCGTGCGCGAGCGCGAGGTGAAGCGCACCAGGGAGCGCGTGGAGAAGGAGGAGCGGCCGACCGACAGGGAGAAGCGCCTGCGCCGGGAGCAGATGGAGATGAGGATGAGGAAGGACATCAATACCATCCTCAAGACCAAGGACCCGGAGGAGCGGGAGCGGCTGGTAAAGGAGCTGGTGGACAAGGAGAAGAAGCGCCTCTACAGGCAGGTAGAGACGGAGAGGGGGAAGGGGCCGGGGAAGGCCCCTGCTCCCCCTAAGCCTGGCCCTTCCTCCCCGAAGGAGCCCCCCAAGCCCCCGGAGAAGAAGAAGGTCGTGAAGAGGGACGAGCCTGCTGTTTCTCCCCCCAAGGAGCCTGCCCCTAAGCCTGCCGCCCCGCAGGGGCCCGGCCTGGAGGACCTGGTAAGGGA